GTGATCAGCCTGACCTGTACCAGGTGGCACTACCTCCCCACACAGGTAGCAGATACCCCCCCTGGTTTTTAACAATGCTGCTTTCTTTCTGTATTGACTGTCGTACAGGGTAGCCTTTTTTATTCTGCGTGCAGGGTCAGCATCGCGCACTCTGTCTCTGGCGCGTTCTTTCTTCAGGTGGCATTGTTTGCAGGTTGCATCAGGTGACAACTTGCCACACATGATGCAGGGTTTCTGGAATGGCATTAGGTCCAGTCATTCTGCCTACGCCTGCTCAGGTTCCAGAATCCTTGCGTGTAGTCTCCCTCGCGTTGTTTGCGCTCATAGTAGGCACGATTGTTAGGGAAGGTGCTGTTGTTCCGGAACCTGTAGGTGGTGTCTGAGTGGATGGTGCTGGAGTTATCGTGACCTGTCTTGATGTCTAGGAGGGTGATGGGGATTTCATTGTGCTGTGCTCTGCGCTGGTAATCGTTGTCCTCACAGAAGGCAGGATAGATTGCCTCATCGAACAGCCCTATCTTCTCCACAACCTTTTCCCCTACACAGAAGGCGTGCCAGTAGGGGAAGTCATTGATGAGTGTGAGGTCTGTGGGTGCAGCCCATGCGAGCTTCTCCAGTTCCCCAGGCTCAAACCACATGTCATTGCTTGCGAAGGTCCAACGGTTGTCTAAGGGAAAGAGTTTGATGCCGAGGTTCCATGACCCTGCCACACCTAGGTTCGATGGCATAGGCAGGTAGGTTGTCATGTCTACGCACGCTGGGACATGCACTTGCAGGTCCTCCTCTACCTGGCTTGCACCATTGTCAATGATGAGCAGGTGGGCAACAGGGTAGTCAATGCTTGCGAGCATCCTGTCTAGCAGGTCATAACGGTTGAGGACAGGGATGATGAGGTTAGGGATCATGAGACACCTGTGAACTTGTGACCCTCAATGTTGAGGTTTATGAATGGGTTGAGAGAGTGGACTTTCACCGCGTACTTCTCCTCAAGGTAATCCTTCATGAGCTTATGGTGTCTGTCATAGAGTTGCCAGAGTGTGTGGCCTCCCTGCACCTGGTAGTCCTCCACGCGGTCTGCACCGTCAATCTGTCCACAGTCAGCACCTACGAGCATGATGAAGTCAGCACCCATGATTGCTGCTAAGTGCATTGCCCCATGCAGGCTTGATGAACCGTAAGCGATAGTGCCCTGCTTTGGTGTGTGAGATGTGAGGGGATTCCATGAGGATCCTGGTGGTCTGTCATAATTTGTGGGTGCTGTCACCAGGTGTCCTGGCTTCTCACCCTGCCAAGGCTCATAGGAGAGTGTGTCTCGCTCGATGGTGACTATAGTGCCACAGTCAGAGAGCAGGTCTTGCGCTGCCCAGTGATAATGACTGAAGGCATAGTCAGGGTCATGCCCTAGAGCTCTTGCACTGAAGTTAGTTGAGACCGTCACTTTGTCGTGGAAGAACTCAGGTGTGATGAAGTTGAGGCTAGGGCCAGAACCTAACACCCAAACGGTTTCACCCTCATGCTTATCCTCTAAGTCTGCCAGCTCCACCATCGCCCCTATCGAAGTTCACCCACTCATAAATGACATTCAGGAAATCCCTGATGTTCATGTCTTTCATGCGGTCAAAGTCATCCTCAGTGAATGACATCTCAGCCATGTCAAACAGGAGGAGTAGGTCTGACCCATCCTCCCTAAACTGTGCCTCTTTCAACGCAAACAGCATCTCTACAGGGAGTGTGAAAAAGTTGCGAGCGATAGCGCGGAAGTCACCAGAGATAACCTCCACAGGTGGGAGATCCTGTGCCTGCATAGAGTGCATGATGCGCTCAAACTCGAACTCATCACTCATAGTAAGTCCACCCTACCCCTGAAGGGCACACCTTTCTCTAGCTCGAAACAGGTGAGTGCTGTTGTACTGTCACCGCCTGCACCGTTCATGCGTGTGTACCAGTCTGAGCCGTTATCCATTGTGGAGGCTTGCACCCACCATCTTTCACGCCCCTCTGTGCCTGAGAACTGTTCCACGCGGTGATGATGGAAGTGACCAGACACCATGAGTGTTGCAGCAGCCAGGTAGCTGGTGTTGAACACTGCTTTAGTCCAAAAGCCCTGGAAGGAATCAGGGCGTGAAACCTGGTGTCCATGAATCGCCCCCAGCACATGAGAGCCGTCACCAAAGACATCAAACGCAAACCCCTCATCATGAGGGTGAGGGATAAGCCAGCGCTCCACAGGTAACCCCACCTCTGTAGCCAAGCGCCTCAGCTGTTGCAATATGACAACACCCCAGTCATCCTGACCTGGTTTGCCCACAGCTGCTTTGTTCACCCTGAACTGGCAGTGGTTAGAAGCTACTGAGCCGTAAGTTATGGGAGCGTATTTGCCTGCAAGTTTGATGAGGTCCCACAGGAGGGCGCTTGCAAGGTCTACCTGTTGCATGGGGCTGAGAGTGTTAGTAATCAGCTGATCCATGTCAGCTTTATTGTTCACACCCTCGATGACATCCCCCATGTCAAGAATCACTATGTGGTCATAGTTGCCAGTTTTCAGCTTCTGCTCTACGCGCTCATAAGCTGCGTGGATGCGCTGAATGGACTCCTCATGACCCCCACGCGATCCCCCTTTGCCGATTTGGAAGTCAGCAGGGCAAATCACATACACCCTGTCAGAGCTCTTAGGTTTAGGTGCTTTCGTTTTTTTCGATTTGCTGGCCTGAGCATAGAGAGTGGGCAGGTCAATGTCAGTGACTTTGCGCCTGAAGTGGAACCTGTACGCGGTCAGCCACAACCCATCCCAGCGCTGCCATTGAGAAGTGCGAGGTGTCCCCACAATCTCATATTCCTCAGGGCTGTAACCGCGCTCTGCCAGGAACTCATCAAAGTTAGGTGGCTCAGCCAAACCCTCAGTGGTCGCTGTCCCCTCGTTGCCGTCAAACTCCAGGGATGGTCTGAAGCCTTGAGGGGCCTCAACCTTTCTCGCTGGTTCCAGGTTCTCTAGCATGAGCACTCTTTCCTGCGATGCTTCCGAATGGACTTCTCGCTAATGTAAACACCACGCTTAGTGAGCTCAGCAGCCAAACCATTGTTAGACCACTCACCAAGGTTAGCAATCGCGTTCATGAAAATAGTGCTGTCGCTCTCATCCAAGCTTTCTGCTACCTCACGCACTTTGCAAGGGAACACTCTTACTGGGGGAGTCAAATCTTCAAGCATGAACATTCCACCTTTCATTGAAACTAGAGAAAGTCTAACCCCTCACCTACGACAATGGGAGTTATTTTGATGGATGCTCCAGGTTCTCGCGTGTCTGCATAACACTTCCAGGCAGTCACATGCACAACCTGATCATCATCCACCCAAACACCGGCATCAGTGAGACCGTCACAGACACCGCGCACTAGTTTGTCTAAATCTGGTGGCTTGATAGGCCAAGGGCGTTTCTCTCTGGAGATGGTGACAGGGCGTTCAATGTAGAAAGTCACCTCGAGGTGCACAGGATCCGCGACAGTCTCCCAGTCCTCATCTTGCATGATTGCGAGTGCTGCAGTAGTTATCTCTTTGCGCCATGCAGGGAGATACTTTGAGGCTTCGATGAACCTTCCACCCTGAGCCCTGTTACCCCCCACATAGCGTTTAGAGCCCTGTGGGGCCGGTCTACCGTAAACATCAAAAGTTAGGCTCACCTAACCAGTCTACCTGGGCAAACAGAAACCCCCTCCTAAGAGGGGGCCTGTTGTTTGGTCTTAGGGTGTTTATCTCCTAGCGAATAACTCACGAGCTATGGATTCAGCCTTTTCAACTGTGATGTCCATGATGTAAGAAATCTCGCGGATTGCGTTGTACTGGTTCTCTGTCCATACTGTGTTCATTTTGTCGAACATGGTGTTTCCTCTCTTGTGGTGTTGCTGATAACTCTAGTGTATACCACTACACACACAATGCAAGCCCAAACACAAACTTTTTTGAACTATTTTTACCGCACAATAAAGCCTGAAGTCATGGGCCTCCTAATGCATAAAGTGCTGCAAAAGTTGCACTCAATATCAGGCTGCAGAATCATAGGGTGCTCAACTTCATGAGCATTGTCACACTCTGGACAAACATAAATGTAAACAGGCATTGACTCAGCCCCTCTATTTTTTTGGCTTCACCAAGTTCAAAAAAGCCAAGATATACAGGAGCGCTGAGGCAACAAACCCAAACGCCTGCAAAATGCCATCAGCCTCCCCAGCCAAGAAAAAATACAAGGTAGCGAGCCCAGCCAAAACCGCGAAACCTGACCACCTCATCAGAACGGGGCGCTCTCAGTGATCGGCTTATTAGGGTTCACCGTAGGCCACACCTCAGTAAGCGCAGCCTCATTCACCTTGTCACTCACAGGCACAATGCTCTCAGCACGCACCTTCACAGCAGACCCAGTAGATCCATCACGCTTCTGGAAAGTGCTAGTGCCCACAATCCGGCCTGTCACCTTCACCTGCCTCACACCCTCCAAAGCAGTCTTACCATCAGTGGTCACATCGTAAACAGTCTTATCCACTGTCTCCCAATCACCCTGATGGTTCTTCTTGCGCACATCCACGCCCACCTTCAACGCTGTGCCCCAATCAAACTCGCGCACATCATTCAACCAACCAGTCAGCTCAATCAGAGCCTCATTCTTTACCATTACTTTCCCTTTCTATATGAGATGGATTGACACAATCAGTATGCCCACAACGCCTGACACCAGGCAACACAACCCTGCCATCATCATCCATAGGGGTGACATCATCGGCAGCAAACCCACCATGCCAGGGTAAGCATTTGCCTTTTCTGGTGTGGACAGTTTGGACTTTCTTTGCTCGACAGGAGGCACAGAGAATAGTTTTCTGCCTCGAACTAGAGAGCTCCCACTCAAAACCGCAACGCTCACACTGAATCACGCCCACTTAGAGACCGCCTAGCAATATCAAGCTGTTCCTTAGTGGAACGGTGCAGTTTGACTCGCGCAGCAGGAGCCCCAGCCTTGATGAGAGCTCTCTTGGCAATCTCAAGCTGTGCCTCAGTGAAGTCATAACGCCTAACTTTACCTGCTTTGGGCTTGCTTTTCCTGCGCTTAGGAGGTGTGTACTCAGCCTCAGGTGCTGGAGCATAATCCTCTACCCTTGCAAGCTGGCGATCATTCTTCCAATACTCTTGAGCCTGCCTGCTGATTTTCCGCTTCATCATCAAAGACTCAAAGTGATCAGGGTGCTCTTTACGCAACTCTGTTAAATCTATTCCGAGCTCCTCAGCCCATTGAACGCGCCTGTGATTAGTCCTCATAACCCCACCTAGAAAAGCGTGTCATCTGTTTCCTCCACCTGTTCACTAGCCCACCGCAACCTGCCCTCAATTATCGGCAAGTATTCTTCCGTCAATTCTGCACCCACAAACTGATAACCGTCAAGCAGAGCAGCCTTACCAGTAGACCCTGACCCAGTGAACGGATCCAACACTGTCCCCCCAGGAGGTGTCACCAGCTTTATCAGGTAACGCATCAGCTGTGTAGGTTTCACTGTGGGATGGAAGTTCTGCCTGATTGGTGTGTTTATGTCTGAGCCGTCACCGCCTTTTCTTTGTCCATCAGTAAGATTTCCAGCCATCGCTCCTGTCCTAACCGCCTCCAACTCCTCTAACCCTTCATTCCTGTCACGCTTAGAAGCCTTCGCCACATAAAAAAACCGTGAAGCCCCACCAGAATCATCATGACCACCGCGAGGAGTATCAGAGTTTTCTTTTCCCCAATCCATAGGACCAGGATGGGTGCCGGATTTTCCACCAGACTTGCTCACACTGACCCCTGATTGTTCATCCAGCAACCCAGCCGTCACCTCATCAAGAATCACATTCGCAGGCCAACGACCTAGTGAGCCTGCTTTAGCCAGTGCATTGGCAATAGTCTCAGGGTTTCTTTGTTCTCTTGTTCCATTCAGGATGCCGCCTGAACTGTTGGTTGGTGTGCCAAATGGCTGTATTTTTTCTCCATTCGTTCCAATCCTGCTGCCGTCAATGTTCAACCCACCCACACCCCACTCAAGCACATTCTCCGCCACAGTCCCCACCAAGGGTTTCCGCCCCACCACAACAGGTTCAAACGCAGGCTTCAAAGCAGTACCCCACCCCTCCCACGCTTTTGCCTCTGGAGTGATTCCTTCATGTTTGGGCATTTCTTGGGGAGCCGCCAAATCCCTGCCTTGAAAATCCGTGCCCGTAGCATAGGCATAGTGGGCTTTTCCGCGGTGTCCCATGGCCCCAGCCTGCTTGTCAATGCCAATCGAAATGTTGTGAGACTTAGGAAACCCAGACCCATACAACCACGCAATAGAATCCCTCAACTCAAACCCAGCATCCTCCACAGCCACCGCCAAACGATGCCAAGTCCTCGACCCACCAAACGCCAACAAGTGACCACCAGGCTTCAACACACGCAAACACTCCTGCCACACCGTCACATCATAAGCAACACCAGAGGAGTCCCACTTCTTACCCATGAACCCCAGCTCATAAGGCGGATCCGTCACCACACTATCCACACTGTTATCAGGCAAATGCTTCAGCACCTCACGACAGTCCCCCAAAAACACACGAGCCCCAGCAACCTCAACCGCAGGAATCACAACACCCTCATCTCATCAATCGGAATCTCAAACACCGGCTCCACATCATGCTGCCCAGGACCCCACCTATCCTTCTCCCCACCCACACCCAACCAGTCCTCACGCACATCAGCAACATCAATGTAACGAGTCACCCCATCAGACCAGCGCACCACAAACACAGAGCGTGCAGTGTAACTATGGGCAGTGAGGTGATGGAACTTCCTATCACGATTCATGAAAACAGTGGGGTACTTTGTGGAGGCACAGTTACGATGCTTCACCTCAACCCACGCCTTCAGCACACCGTCACGCTCAGCGAAGAAATCCACATGATAGAACTGAGGCAGGTGATGCAGGGTGCAATCCCATGCCTTCTCCAGGTCAGCTTTCAGTTGCTCCTCACGCGCCATCTTGTCAGGAGTGTTGCGATCATTAGGGACCTGCTCAGGCTCAGACATTAGAGCAACCCATCCAAACGCTCCTCGGCCACAACACAATACTTAGCGCTCATCTCACTACCCACAAAATGCCGGTCATTCAACTTAGCCATCTTCGCTGTAGTCCCAGACCCCATAAACGGATCGTAAACAACAGCACCAGGCTCACTCCAAGTCAAAATGTGGTCCTCAGCCAGCTTCTCAGGAAACGGTGCAGGATGCTTCACACCGTTGAAAGAGGTGACATAACGCCAAATGTTATTGCGAGGAGAGAAGTCAGGGACAGGGTTCTTCAGAATCCCAGAGAAGTCTTTATGCCCAGCCCACTTGTTTTTCTTATCGCAAATCAAAGCAGCCTCCACCCTGCCCTTAGCAAACACAAACATGTACTCGAATATTTGTGTGTAACGGTTGCCGTTTCGTTTTGCAGGGAAGGTGCTGGAGTTCTTCTCATAAATCATCGTGTCGTGGAGTTTGAAACCCAGCTCCATGAAATGAAGCGCCTGCCTAAATGAGGATCCTGTTTCGCTACCGTTCACAGTTGCATCACCGATGACCCACACCAGCAAACCCTCCTCATGGGTTACGCGGTACAGCTCAGAGGCAATGGCAGCAAAGTCAAATTCATAGCCCTCGTACTCTCGCAAGTCATCGTAGGGAGGAGATGTCACTGTCAGTTTCACAAACCCATCAGGCATCCTGCCCATAGTGTCAAGGCAGTTCTCGTTGAAGATTGTGTCAATCATGTTTTCCACCTTCCTTTTGCCTAAACAGAAAAACCCTGTGCTGCGAGCTTCTGCCTCATCGCTTCAATCGAACGCTCAAAGTGTCCCAGTCCGGATCCTGACTTTTCCTCCTGGTCCATTTGCGCCAGATCCATCTCTCCCATGTCAAGACAGAAAAGCAAAGCGCGTGCTTGTGCTTCAGTCAAAGTCAGTTTTGCGTTGCTCATTTTCTTTTCCACCTTTCCTGAAGGCTGGGATTACTCCCAGCCCTCCTTCTCAATCTTGCGCTCAATGTTCTCAAGAGCCTTGAGCCTCGTTGTCGCTTCCTTGTCGCTGGGATCGTAACTTACGAGCTCGGCTTCTGATTCTTGAGCGATGGTGAGCCACTTGCTCAATGCGATGATTTCGTTGTCTGTCAGTTTCAGTGTGGTGTAGCTGGTAGCCATTTTGGTTACTTCCTCTCTCTTGATGTCTTTAGTGTATACCGCTACACACGCCTACGCAACTATTTCAGCAACTTTTTTCAAACTTTTTTTCGTGTCATTTACACCCAAACTCCCCATCCCTACACTCCCAATGCTCACCCTGATCGTGCAACGCCCTCACCCACGCACGAGCCCCAGGAATATCCGCAGCAGGCTTCACCTCCTGCTTATGAATCACAGTCCTAGGCTTCTCCCACTTAGAAGCGTTCCTACACCAAGTCCTAAACGCCCTCTGCACATCCTTGAACACAGACCCCTTAGCGATATGGAAGTCAATGAAAGCTTCTACCTCTTGAGCAATGATGAGTGTGGGCCATTTCTGTTCACATTCAGCTCTGAAAGTGTCTGAGGGTTGCCAGTCCCCAGGGACAGCTTGAGCTCTTTTGGTCTTTGTTTCAATATCATTATCTGGTTCTAGTTCAGTGGTTCTAGTTACCTCATCAGGGGTGATGACATCTGTACTCACCGGTGATGACACCCTGTTCTCAGCCATGATGACACCCTCAGGAGAATCCACCAGCACTGTGTAAAGCACAGAATTGTAAGCCCTATGTTTCTTCTCGATAGCCTTAGCATCCACGAGTTCCATCACTGCGCGATCAACAGAAGCCTTCGAGCAGCGCAACCGCGTTGCCAGAGTCTCGCGTGAAGGGAACGCTTTGTGAGTGTTGTTGTCTGCATATCTCGCAAGAACCGCGTAGAGCTTGAACGCCCTGTCAGATATGTCTAGGTTTATGACCCACTCATCTACGATTGCGAAGCGCCTAGAGATGTTTATTTTGTTGCCCATTGTTATCCATATCTACCGGCTCCTCCAGTAGAATGGATTTGCCGGTGCTCATATCACCGGTATTTATGTGAGGGTCAGGGTGCGAGCTCTGGCCCTCACTCTATTGTACTCCTCAGAACGCCTGGTCTTTCCAGTGAGACTCAACCTTAGTCCCATCCGGCAGAAGATACCACCAGCCACCCATACGGTCAAAAACAGGATGCTCCAAAGACTCCCACACAGGTAGTTTGTGCCCCCACCCACGCGCCGAGGCAGCAAGCTCAGCGTTAGACTCCATATCCCCATTCCACCTGGCACACACCATCATCAGATTATCTGGAGTGTCCAACAGCTTAGATCCACCCATGCCCCTGTTTATCCTGTGGTGTGGCACAAGGTCATCCTCGAGACCGCAATGCCAGCAGTGCTGATCACGCGCCTGCACCAGCTTGAGGACTTTCTTAGGGACAGCCATAAACACACTTTATACTTGGAGAGGGTCTGGATGGTTTCGACTCTCTCGGAAACCGCGCAAGCGACTGAGGGAGGACCTGGGTTCGACTCCCAGCAGATCCACTACAGTTTCATTTCAGCTTGGAGAATCTTAGAAGCAGTAGCCAACGCCATCAGCTCAGACTCAATGCTCCTCATCTTGGTCCTGATCCTGTTCACCTTAGCCTTAGCAATGTCACGCTCAAACCGCGCATCAGCACACGCCAACTTAGCTGTAGCCTGCCTCTCAGCCACACTCCCTGTAGCGCTCAGAAACTCCTGAGCCTCACACCTATCCAAAGCGCTTTCAGACTCAGCCAACTCAGTCTCAGCCTCATACAGGGCCTCAACACCTTTACGATTAGTCTGAGTAAGCTCTACTAGATCCTTCGCTATCTGTGATGGAATCACAAACACTCACCAACCTTCTGCACAACTCATCCTTCCAGAACTCACTTAGTAGCGGATCGTTTGCTCTTTGTGCCTCCAGGTACGCTTGGCTCAGTTCGCTCACTGAGGCCAGCAGGGGTGAGTGCTGTGGCATATGCTTTGACTTTCTCCAGTACCTCTGGGGGAGCACCCTGTTTGGATGCTTCAGCCCATAGTAACCTCAGTTTGTCCACATCCTGTAACGCTTCAGCTTCAGCGAGCCAGTCCCTTTTCTTACTGACCTCCTCAAAGCGTGCAACCTTCTCCATCTCCTCACGCGAGGTACGCTTATTGCCACTGTAACCAGCATTAGCGAGAGCTCTACCAATAGCCGATGTCTCACAGTTCTCCAAAGCAGAGGACTGATTAGCCATCCCAGTGCCATCAATCTCAAAAGCGTGCCCTGTGGCCTTAGGGCAGCCTCGCTCTAGATCCTCACCAGACAGAAACACTAGAGCTTTGACAACCCATATCTTTTCAGACCTGTACTCAGGGATTGTCTCGTTCTCAGTGATGATACGCCCATCAGGGCTGTCCTGAAAAAAGCGTTTCAGCCTATCC